ATGTTGGCTATGTATTGTGGATTGACATTGCTGAATAAAAAAAGAATATCAGATTTAGTTTTAGTTAGATCAGCAGTGGAATCTTCTGATTCAAAATTAGGATTTTTACCGGGAGATATAATAGAAAAATTTAATGTTTATTTAACACCATTTCATGATAAATTTTCGGAATTATTAAATAAACCACAAATAGACAGATTACAAAAAGATAATAGACTCACAATATGTCCTATAAATTTTGCTAGAGGGTTACATTTTTCAGCAAAATTTGTATGCGCGGACGAAGTTCAAAATTTTTCAACCAGAGAATTACAAACAATCATGAGTAGAATTGGAGAATTCTCAAAAGTTTTTTTATGTGGAGATCCAGAACAAAGCGATCTACCTTCAGGTAAGTCTGGATTTAGTAAAGTATATGATTTGTTTAATACTGAAGAATCTAGAGAACAAGGAATTATCTGCATGGAATTAACAGAAGCTGACATTGTAAGATCAGAGTTATGTAGATTTATTACTCATAAATTTAAAGAATTAAATGTATCAAATAGCGTTAAACATGAAGATTCTAATAAAGAGATATGGAAACCGGGAAATAAATAAGTAAGTATTTTTATGAGTAATTATCAATATCAAGTTTTAGAGAATAAACCAATCGGTTGTACCTTTTGTGGTGCTCACGTTCAGGGTAAAGTCACAGAATCTAAAAATTCAAAAAATAAAGAACTAATAAAAGAATGTAGATGGGTTTGTTCTAGATGTGGAAATTTGGTAAAAGTTGGTGTAGTAAAATGAGCTTTAATAAATTAGTACAAGAAATTTACGATACTAATATTAATAAAACATATCCAGCTACAAGCTCTGCGCCTAGAAAAGATTTTGCTCCAGTTTCATCTAAAGATGGATACCACTATCCATATCAACAAAATCCATTATCTCCGAATGATAGCGCAAACCAACCCGAACGGTTACAATCTTATCCGTGGGAACTTCAAAATATAACCGATGATTTGTCTAACTCATTTATTTATACAGCGGTGGTTGCCGATAAAATAAATAAAGCTAGAAAAAATCCTTCTATAAACACAGAACAGAAAAGAAAATTAAAAAATATTTTTAATTTTTCAAAAAAAGTTTTAAATGCTATAAAAAGTATAGCATTAGAAATTGAAAATAATATAGACATATCAATCCAACCAACTCCAGAAGTAAAAATTAATTCTTCTCAAAATAATAATCCGGATTCTTTTAATAAAACAGAAGTAAAAATAAAATTACCAAAAAGATAAAGGTTGACTTTTTTTATAAAAAAATATATCATAATAAAAATAAATTATGAGTTTTAAATCTTTTGTTAAATCAACATTAATCGTTATAACGATATCATCAATAATATCATTAGCAGCCCTGAACATAGGAGGAAGCTTTTTAACTACGTTCCTACTGGCGTCATCATGTCAGTATGTATTATTTTCTTTTATATCGACTATAATAAATTCTTATTTTAAACAACAAACAAAACAAAAAGAATTGGATATATTACAAAATCTATCAACTATATTAGAGTGTGCTTATTGTAATCAACAAAACATAATGACATTTTTACCAGAGGAGTTAGAAGTGTCACAATTTACTTGTTCTAAATGCAGTAAAAATAATTCAGTTAGAATTCAGTTTGTTGTAGCTCGACAAACGGAATTACCAATAATTCCTACATCATCAACTGGAGTATCTTTAAAAGGAAAAGAATTATTAGATAATGAAAATGAATAAAAAAACAATATCAACTCTTCAAGAAGATTCTCTAAAATGGGCTAGATGGATAGCTTTATACGAAGCTATAAATATTATAGCTGATAATGCAGAAAAGAAAGGTATTTCCTTTTATAAAAAATTAAAACCAATAGCAATAAACAAATATATTGATTCTACACAAGATATGTATTTAAGAAAAATAATGGAACAAGAATATAATTTTAATTTTTATTTTGATGATAAAGATTAATAGTCTCCATATATAGAGGTTTTACTACATAGATTATCTATGTCATAATCAAAATTTTCTTTTGAAATCTGCTCAACTATATCATTATCATTATTTTGAGTATTACCCTGCCCAGGTCCGGGTGAATAGTTTTCATATGAAAAATCATATCTTTTAGCTTTGAAAAACCAAACATAATGACCACCTATTGCGTTTATTTGAAATTCATCTATAACTTCTGTTAACTCATAAACTGTACTTCCTCGTTTTGGAAAATTTATTCGGTCTGATCCATATTCGGATAATTCCATTAAATCTCCCATCTTTGGTTCAGAATCAACTCCAAATAGTTCTTCGTACATTTCTGGATGTATAACTCCAGACATATCACTATCAGCTAAAACGCCAAATTTAGATAATAAATAAGCATCATTATTAATATTTAACTGTACTATTAATTTTTTACCATCTGAGTAACCAGAAGAAACATCTTCTCCGTATAATACATTCATTGATGATAATGAAGATAAATTAGAAAAATAATTAACTTCTTGGCCATAAAGATTTATTTGTTCTTTCCACCAATTAGAAAAGTTTTTCCTTTCCTGTAAGTTTCTACTTTTATCTAAAAACCTTACTTTTTCCATGGTTTTCTCCTTTATATGTTAGATAATAAGATCCGTTAGGATTCATAACTAAATAAACATTAGTTTGTTTTATTGCTTTTTCTGGTTCTTCTTTACTTGGAATTAAACCATATTTCTTTTTATAAAAATTTGCTTTTGCTATATTTAATGGTTTATCTTTTCTTGTTCTTATACAATAATTAATATCATCATCTTTTTGTATTAAATATTTAGCTACAGCATTTACTTTTTTTGTTTTACCATTACATTGATTTACACCATACAATCCTCTTTGATGTCTATGTAAAGTCTGGTTATCTGATAATGATCCAGTGTTAATAGAAGTTGATTTTTTTTCACCACTACTTAATTTGAAAAATTCTAAAAAAGTCATTTTATATATTTATAATAAAAAACCCCGTGAATACGGGGTTTTTATATTTTTTTATTATTTTAAATAAACTTATTTATTATCAAATAAAACTTTTCCTTTATTAACTGCTCCAGAAACTTCTTGCTTCTTTTTAGTTAATGAAGAAACACCAGTTTTTGTGTTATGTGGTTTTAATTTACCATCATTTCCTTTGCCAACTTGAGGAGTCTCTGCTTTTTTACTTTTTACTTTTAAAGATGTTGAAACAACTCCACTTTTTGGGTTGGTTAAACCAGCATTAAGTTTTTCAGTATCAACTAAAGGTTCTCCGAGTTCCTCAGCATCATCTAGTACAAATGATTCTGGATATGTTTTTTCTAAGTCTTCATTAGAATCATCTTCATTTTCATAATCTTCTGATTCATTTTCTGAGTCGTCTTCTGATTCATCTTCTGATTCATTTTCTGAGTCGTCTTCTGATTCACCGATTGATGCTTGTAAAATTTCAATTAATTTTTCAGCCATCTCTCTATCTATTGTAATAGAGACTTGTTCATCATTGGATTCTTCCTCAGAATCATCCATAAACTCTTCAACATCAGAGTCGTCTTCTGAATCATCTTCTGAATCTGACAATTCACCAAATGCGTTGTCAGGTTCAATTTCATTGTTTTTATCAGTAGAAAAATTAAATGTTTCTTCGGAAACAATTTTGTTATATAAAGCATCAAATGGATTTGTAGCTTCTGGTAATTTTGTAAGTGAAGAATCACAACTTGATGTTAATTCATCGGGTGCTTCTTCAGCATCTTCAACTCCTTCTACTTCTTCTGGTCCAGTTCCTTTTTGAAAGGAGGAAACCTTTTTTTCGTTTTGTTTATCACCGAATGGTGCTCCTACTTTAAGTTCAGTTTTTACCTCTGAACTTGGTACGCTTTCATTTAATACTTCTAGGTATGCTTTTGATATTGGGTCCATATGTTGTATGAATATTTACTCTTGTTATATTACAAATCTATAATTTTATTTATTTTTTTTATTTACATTCATTTAAAATGATTTCCGATTCTTTTTTTAAATCAAAACATTTTATTAGATCATAGTTATTTTTTCCTGACACCCAAACAATATAAGATTTTGGTACAGAGAAAGAAGTTACCTTTTCTATAATAGTTGAATATAGGGACAGTTGTAAACTATACTTTATATATTCACATTGATCTAATTTCGATAAAACACCTAATAATTTTTCGTTTCTAGGATTTTTTGTTTTTATATTTTTATTTGTTTTATAGTCAAAAATAACAAGTTCTTTTGTTTTAAAATTGTAAGATAAATTATCTATCGTACCGCAAATACCAGTTTCCTTATCTCCTATTACAAATTCTGATTTTATTAAAATATGTTCGTCTTTCCACCAATTATAAAAATTTAAAAAGTTTCTTATGAGAAGAGCAACTTCTTTATAATACAAATCAATCGAATCTTCAGTTTTAAAGTTATTTCGTTCTTTAAAGAAAAGATTTATAGATTGTTTATCTAAAGAAGTTTGTTTTCTATTAAAAAAATTCTCAACAAACTTGTGAAATTCAGAACCCTTATGACATGAATAATCTCTTGCAAAATCCCATTGACTTAAAACTTCTTCCACCGAGAATCCATCTCTTTTAGCGACGACTTCTGCAATACGAGTTGAGTCGAATGGTTTCTCATAATTTTTAATAAGTTGAGAAACTGACATTTTTGCTGGATGTCCATCTATTGTGTATTTGTGATTTTTTTCAAAAAAAAGAATATTCGAAAAAGATTTTTCCAGTTTTATAAGTGTTTCGAAGTTCATTATAATCCAAACCCAATAACTTTTTTATCTACTTTTTTATCGGTCATTTCTATCTTTTTATTTAGATTATAAATATCAGCAATTGGCATTTCACCATCGATTAAATTTTCTATCTCTTTTTTAGAGAATCCTAAATGTTTAGCTAATTTTTTAGACTCTTCTATTGATAAAGGTCCAAATTCATAATCAATCTGAAGTCTTCCTTTTCTCCTTAAAGCATCATCAACATCTTGTTTTGGACAATTATAAGTCAAAATAATAGGACATTTTAAAATATCTCCTAATATACCATCAGATATATTCAAAAGAGATGTTACAGATGAAGAATCCATTCCATCATTTAATCTTTTAATGATTGCTTTTTCTGCATCTTCTAAAATAAGAACTGAATTTTTTTTCTGTAGAAGAGAAGCAAAATTACTTGGATTATTTATAAAATTATCAACCATAATCGCAGGAATATAAATAAAATCTTTTTTAACTTTTGTTGTTAAATATTTCAAAAAAGTACTCTTACCTGTGCCCGGAGGACCATGAAACATATATAAACCTTTTGTATTTTCAGATAATCTTTTTATTATTTCTTTTTCTACATCTAAAAAATCTTTACCGTAGTTTAATTCTATATCAATATTATCAGGGACCTCCAATTTTATTGGTTCAAAAACATATTCATCATATCTATTTTTAATAAACAAATGAATTTTGGAACTGTCAAATTTATCTATAAAAGATTCAAAATCATTTAAATGTAAATCTAAAACTCCTAATGGATAATAAATCATCATTTCATATGTTTTCTCCTCGTTTTCTTTTAATTTTTCATCAAAAGAATCTTCAGAAAACGTCACTACCTCTCCTAAAGAATTTGTGAAATTAGATTCTGCGTAATTTTCAGATTCTTTAACAATTAATTTTATATATATGTCTTTGTATTTAAAAATAAATGTACCAGCTTTAAAATTTTTATGTTCTATGATTAAATTTTTTAATTTTCCAGATATAGCATTATAAACCAATGTTCCGTTATTCAATAAAAAATCTAGAATATCAGCTTTAAAAGTTTCGCTTATATATAAGCTACATGCTGGAGTTTCATGGGTAGAACTCACATAAAAAGAAATTGGAAACTCATTTGAATTGTTGTTATTTTTATAAAGCCCATTTAATTGAGTTTTAAATTTATTTTTTGTAAACATATCTTATATGCTATATATATTTTTTAAAATTTCAATAAAAAAATATTTTTGTTTATATTATTTGATGGTTAAAGGAGTTATTATTAAAAATAAACAAAAATAAAAATATTGTATTTTTTATATAACTAATTAAAAACATAATATTTTATATATTTAAATGTTGATTATTTTTAATTATAGTTTATATTATATAAATATAATAATGACTAAATTGACCAAAAGACAGATTGTTCAAATTCATGAGAAATGTTTAAATCTGGTCAAAAGAAAACCAGCAGAATTTTTTCAATTTAGAAAAATGAACAAGTATGAAGGATCTTGTAATTGGACTGATATTGAAATAGATCATAGAAGAGAACTTTTATCTACAGCATATCACGAATGCGTTCATTATATATATCCAAATTATTCAGAAAGCATGGTGAAATACATAGAAAAAAGATTGGTTAATGTATGTGATCCTTTTGAAATTTCATACTTTTTAAAATTATTGGCAAATAAACTTTACAAGTCCGAGTTTCAAAAGTATATTTTAAAACACAAAAATCTCAAAAATAAATTTAAAAACAAAACAAAAAAATAAAATGATATTCGAAGAACAAATCTCGCGTAAACCAAACCTGTACCCTTGGACTGAACAATTCATAGAATCTATGCATAATGGATTCTGGACAGATAAAGAATTTTCATTCAAATCTGATGTTCAACAATTTAAAGTAAAATTGACTGACCAAGAAAAAGAAATTGTCGTCAGAACTCTTTCTGCGATTGGTCAGATTGAAATTGCAGTTAAAACTTTTTGGTCGAAACTTGGTGAGAATCTCCCTCACCCAGCATTACAAGACCTTGGATATGTAATGGCCAACACAGAAGTTATCCATAATAATGCATACGAAAGATTGATAACTACACTTGGTTTAGAAGATGTTTTTGAAAAAAATTTAAAACTCGATTGGATTCAAGGGCGTGTTAAATATCTTAAGAAGTACACGCACAGATTTTATAAAGACTCCAAGAAACAATATTTATATGCACTCATTCTTTTCACATTGTTTGTCGAAAACGTTTCATTATTTTCACAATTTTATGTCATCAATTGGTTTGCTCGTCATAAGAATGTTTTAAAAGACACTGATCAGCAAGTTAAATACACAAGAAATGAAGAAAATATTCATGCTTTGGTTGGTATTAAAATCATTAACACAATACGTTCTGAATATCCCGATCTTTTTGATGAAGAATTGGTTGAAAAGATTGTAAGTGAAGCAAAAGAAGCATATGATTCTGAAGCTAAAATTATTGACTGGATGGTTAATGGGATTAAAGAAGAAGGTTTGAGTGCAGTTATTCTTAAAGAATTTGTTAAAAATAGAATCAATGAATCTTTAGTTCAAATAGGATTTCCAAAAGCATTTGAGATTGATAAAGAAATTTTATCTTCTACTATGTGGTTTGAGGAGGAACTGTTGGGAAATAATATGGTTGATTTTTTCCATTCTAGACCCACAGAATACTCTAAGAAAAATCAATCATTTTCAGAAGATGATTTGTTTTAAAATAAATATGTAATATGAAATTTGATTTATTAGTAAAAACAATTTTGGAAGAAACCGACACAACTCATGTTGTCGGTGGAGAACATTGGGGGGAAATGAAAGATTATCAAGGAAATTCTAATTATGTTTATGTTAAAGACGTAATCGATGCTGCGAACAAAACAGTAAAAACCGAAATGATATCTACTGATAAATTCGAAAAACCAGGTGTAGCCAAACCAGAAAATGTAAAAAAATACGCCGAAGATATGAAAAATGGAAATTGGGACTGGGACAAATCTGGTCCTATTTATGGAACATTATGGGAAGGTAAATATGGAATGTTTGATGGTAATCATAGATTAGCCGCCGCAAAATTAGCAGGTCTTAAAACGGTTCCTTTTAAGAATGTTGGAGATATCATTGATAAAGCAATCGCTAGTGTAAAATCAAAAAAACCCGCTGTGTTTGGTGGTGTAACGGTTAGAGCAAAATGAAATTCAACACTTTAGTTGAACAAATTTTAAATCCTAAAAAAATTGTAATTGTAAGTGGATTACATGGGGATGAACCTGCTGGTAATTTAGCAGCACAACACTTCAAAGATCAACCAAATATTAAAGTATTTTCAAACATCAATAAAACAAACAAAAGGAGAATGGACGGTGAAGATCCAAACAGACATTTTGATACTGATGACCAAACCGATTTACAAGATAAAATTTTGAATGCTATTGAAAATATAAAACCAACACTTGTTATATCATTGCACGAAGATGATGAAGTAGATGGTGTTTATGCATATTGTTCATCAGAAATAGAAGATCGTGTTAAAAATTCTTTATCTAAAAGTAAAATAAAATTGACTCATAAAGCGCATGGTGATATAACTAATGATGGAGTGATTACAAAAGGACAACAACCGTATAAAGGATCTCTTGAACGAGCATTAAAAAGAAGAAATATTCCATATTGTACACTAGAAACACCATCTTCAAAAGAAGATATTCAAAAAAGAGCAGAAACTTTAATTTCAATCATAAAAGACTTGATCTAGGTCTTGTTTAAAGTAAAATCGTTCGTAAATAATTTAACATTTTAAATCATGAATAAAGATATATATTGGCTAAACAAAGACTCACGAAAATTTCTCGAAAGAGGTTATTTGTTAGAGGGGGAAACAGCAGAACAAAGAATTAGAGACATTGCAGAAGCATCAGAAAAATATTTAAACATCAAAGGATTTGCTGATAAATTTGAAGATTATATGTCTAGAGGATTTTTTTCCTTATCAAGCCCAATCTGGTCAAATTTCGGAAGAAAGAGAGGTCTTCCAATCTCCTGCTTTGGTTCTTATGTACCAGATACTATGGATGGAATTATGGAGAAGGTTTCTGAAACTGCTGTAATGACAAAACATGGCGGTGGAACTTCTGCATATTTCGGCCATCTTCGCGGAAGAGGAACTCCAATTTCTTCCGGTGGAGAATCTACAGGTTCTGTACATTTCATGGAGTTGTTTGATAAACTTATGAATGTTGTTTCTCAAGGAAATGTTCGCAGAGGATCATTTGCGGCATATCTTCCAATCGACCATCCAGACATCGAAGAATTTTTAAAGATTAAATCCGAAGGAAGTGATATTCAAGATTTATCTATCGGCGTTTGTGTTTCCGATGAATGGATGAACAAAATGAAAGATGGTGATAAAGAAGCTCGTAGAATTTGGGGTCTTGTTATCAAAAAACGTTTTGAATCTGGATATCCTTATATTTTCTTTAGTGATAATGCTAACAACCAAGCACCACAAATTTATAAAGATAAAGGAATTAAGATTAACAATTCCAATTTGTGTTCTGAGATTATGCTTTCAAATTCAGAAGATGAATCATTTGTTTGTGACCTTTCATCTTTGAACTTAGAAACTTGGGAAGAATGGAAAGATACCGATGCAGTAGAAACATTAGTTTACTTTTTGGATGCGGTAATGTCCGAATTCATAGAAAAAACCGAAGGAATGAAATTCATGGAAGCTCCTAGAAAATTTGCCATTAATCAAAGGGCATTGGGGGTTGGTGTTCTTGGGTGGCATTCTTTATTACAATCCAAGATGATTCCATTTGAATCTATGGAAGCAAAAATGTTAAACAATCAAATTTGGAAAACCATTAGACATGCATCAGATATTGCTACTGGTAGTTTAGCTGCTCTTTTAGGGAAAGCTCCTATTTACGATGGGGATAATAATTCCCTAAGAAGAAATGTTACAACACTTGCCGTTGCACCAACGACATCTTCTAGTTTTATTCTTGGACAAGTTTCACCAAGCATAGAACCCCTTAATAGTAATTACTTTGTGAAAGATCTTGCAAAAGGCAAATTTACATATAAAAATCCATATCTCAAAAAACTTCTAAAGGAAAAGGGAAAAGATGACGATGATACATGGAAGTCTATTCTAATTAAAGGTGGTAGTGTTCAGCATTTAGAATTTTTAAATGAAGACGAGAAAAACGTTTTCAAAACTTTTGGAGAAATTTCTCAAAAAGAAATTATTATTCAAGCTGCACAGCGTCAAAAGTATATAGATCAAGGTCAGAGTTTGAATATTATGATTCCCCCAAATACAAAACCAAAAGATGTCAATGAGCTTATGATATTTGCATGGGAACAAGGAATTAAATCTCTGTATGATCAACGCAGTGCAAACCCAGCCCAAGAGCTTTCTAGAAAAATATTAAGTTGTCAATCATGCCAAGCATAGATTTAAATTTATAAATATTTCTACTTGAGAATCTTAATATGAAAGTAAAACTGTTAGATTTTAATGCACAACTTCCAACAAAAGGATCGTTGCATTCTGCTGGTTATGATCTATATTCATCTTGTAATTCTTTAATATATCCACAACAAAGAATGCTAGTTCAAACTGGAATCTCTATTGAAATCCCAGAAGGCTATTATGGTAGAATAGCACCTAGATCTGGATTAGCACTTAAATACGGTATAGATGTAATGGCGGGTGTAATTGATTCTGATTATAGAGGAGAGATTGGTGTAATATTATACAACACAGATAAAGAAAATCCTTTTCATATCAAAATTGGTGATAGAATCGCGCAGTTGATTATAGAAAAACATTATACATTTGAATTAGAATCAGTTGATCTTTTACAATCAACACAAAGAAGTTCAAATGGATTTGGATCAACTGGTATATAAGTATTTTATAATATGTATTCCAATCAAAAAGATCAAATTAATTTAGAATCTGTTTATAATAAAATTCATTCTGAAAATATAAACGAACAAATTACTCCTCCGGATAGTGGTCTTGCTATGGGTGTAGTTATGGGTGGCATGGTTTTCTTAGCTTCTGCTATGGATTATATTTTTAATAAATATCAACAATTTCAATTAAAAGGATTATCTCAAAAAATTATTAATAAAATTAATTCAGATTCGAATTTAAGAAAAAAGATAGAAGCTTTAAAACAAGAAGCAGATAATTCTGGTAATATAGAATATACAACAAAAATAAAAGATGAAATAGCTGAAATTATAAAATCCGATACTGAATTTAGGTCAAAGGTTCCAAATACCCATAAAGAAGAGGATAAAGTAGTACAAGAAATTTTAAATTTATTACCCAATAATTTTGCAGGAAAAAATAACGAACAATTAAAAAAAGAAGTTATTAATAATTATTCAAATGCTCAACATCAAAATAAAATGAGAGCAAGCTTAGGAGTCAGAAGACAGTAGATTACTACGATAAGAGGTTAAATTAAAAAATCAATAACATGAAAGAT